GCAAATCTATAACACCAATAGAGATAAGTATGGGTCAGAAACACGAAAACGAACAAAAAACGAAGCGTGTTGCAAACAAAAGAACTTCCACGCAGAGAAAATCCATCCGCCGTCAGCGATACACAGGAATTTGGCGGTTATCCACAGCGTTCCACAGGTTTTCCACAGATGTGCCGGGATCGACAATAACGGCGAGGCGGTCGAGTGTGTTTAGATTGGGCGTCCGTGAGAACCCCAACACATGAGCGATGAACGCCTGGTAGCGCGAGACACGCGAACGCTGCCATTCCTCTGGATCAGCAGGGCGCTGATTGACACCACGCTGGCCAAGATGCCGCGCAACCGCCGCCAGCGGGCGCTACGCAGCTATACCGCGCTGGCCTACTTCACCCGCGAGTCGCGATGTGAGATTGAGATCCGAAAGTTGGCGGACCTGGTGGGCGACTCGACCGATACGATGAAACGCGGACTCGCGGACCTCGTGAAGGTGAAGGCGATCCGGGTGAAGGCGCGATTTTCGCGGAAGGGCGGAAAGCGGGTGTGCCTGCCGAATGAGTACACACTGATCGACCTGGGCGCGCCGAAGAAGACGCCGATCTAATGGAGCGGCAAGATGTCCTCATAGCGCGTCTCAATCGACTCTGGCGGTGGGACGAACCGCGATGGGTCTAATTCAACACCGTGGTACACAATCTCCTCCAGCTCAAAGCCGCGACGCACCCAGCGCGTGAGTGCCACGATGGTCCAGGCCGCGAGCCAGCCGAGCAGGATGCCCAGAATGCGGCGGTGAGCCAATGTCCGTCGATTCCAGCCGCGTAGGCGGTCCTGAAGTGAGCCAGGCAGGCGTCGCCGGTGGTGATGGGCGACGCGATGCAGTCCGCGAATTCACTTTCCGCCAGGTCGCCGCCGTGCAGGCCGATGCTGTTGCCGATGAGCCAGCCAGCGATTCCCCAGACAGCGGACGCGATGACGCCGATCCGCTGCCAGCCGTTGAGCCGCATCACTTCGCCGCCAACTGCCGGCGGGCCTCGGCGAGCGTGGCCTGCGCAATCCAGGAGTTCATCGAGGTGGCGCCGGTGTGCTGCTTGGCTCGCTCAACCAGGTCGAGGTGAGCCTGGTCGATGAAGCGCAACTCAAACCGCAGACCCCGGGAATTTTGCGCCGCAGATTTTTTTTCTTTCGTATTGCTTTTAGCTGCCATGCCGGTATAATACCAGATATGGGCGACGATGCAATCAGAATCGAGTGGTGCAACCGGCCGGCGAGCCTGATGCACCTGAGCCTCGCTGAGTACATCGCGGAGCGGCAGAACAGGGAAACGGGCGCGGAGCTAACTAGCCAAGCCGAAGAGTCGAGTATAAAGCTGGGTAAGGTGGACGGTGGGCGAGCGCGGCATGAGCCTGGGCGGATGAACGGGCTGGAAAAGAAATATGCGGCGCATCTGGAGCTGCGGCGGGTGACTGGGGAGATACGGGATTGGAAGTTTGAGCCGCTGAAGCTGAAGCTGGCGCCGAAGACGTTCTGGACGCCAGATTTCGCGGTGAAGATGCCCGACGGCACAGTGCAGTTGCACGAGACGAAGGGACACTGGGAAGATGACGCTCGGGTGAAGACGAAGTGGGCCGTGAAGGATTTCGGGTCACTTTTTCATATTGTGGTGGCGTTGTGGGACAAAGGAATGAAGGATTGGAAGTTTGAGGAGTTCACGGCATGAAAATCTTTAAAATCGAAGCGCAAGGGGATGTGGTCTACGTTCAGGCCGCAGACAAGGCAGCAGCCAACGCACGGCTAACCGAGATGATGGGGACGATTCCCCTGTGGCTATTGACGTTCACGGAAGTTGACGCGCTGCCTAAGGGTGAAGAATTTTTATGAACGAAACGGGAGTGGGTACAAATCCACTGCTGCCGGATGGGATTGAGGGGTTGCGGCTGCGCTGCGTGATCTGCACGAAGGAGGTGCAGGCGCGGCGAGCGACCTCGCGGAGCAAGGACACGTGCGGGCCGGAGTGCGGGCAGGTGCTGCGCGACTGGAAGAAGTACAACATCCTGCGGCGGCGGTGCCGGACCTGCTATCACCCGTCGTCGCCGAAAGAGCGCGAAGAGTTCAAGCTGTGGCGGAAGTCGCGCGGCGAGGTGGGGGAAGCGCATGCCGGGCGGATGAGCGACAAGGACCGCGGGCGGCGGCGCGAGTATAGCGAGGCGCTGAAGCAGGCGATTGCACTGCTGACCGGCTTGACGGATGGGTCTGTCGACGAGGGGGACTTCGACAAATACGTGGACGCCGTACAAAGATTTCAAGATTTGCTTGACGGAAAGGCATGGGTTCGGCGTACACTGCCGGTGAGCGGAGACGCCGCCGAAATATCTGGAGGAGAAGACAATGGGTTACCTGTCGGACAGGCAGTTCGGACCAAACTCGCAGTCGCAGAACGTACCGAATGCGATTCCATTGAACCAGCAGGCGACGCCGACGGGGCCGCTGCCCGCGACTTTGACGCTGGTGAGCAGCACGGAGACGCTGGTGCCGAGCGTGAGCCTGGCGACGGTGCCGCTGTCTTGCGCGCTGGGACCGGATACGCCGGTGGAGCAGACCCCATTTGACATCTGTGCGTCGGGCACGATCAAGAGCGGATCCACCAGCAATATGACGCTGAAGCTCTACGAGGGCCTGGCGATTGCCAGCGGCAACCTGCTGGGGTCGAGTGGCGCGATCGCGCAGAACGGCACCGGCGGCGCCAACGTGACGCGGAGCTGGTGGGCGCACGCGACCGGCATCTTCGATTCCGTGAGCGGCGAGCTGGCGGGCAAGATCGAGTTTTACCTGAACCGCACCCTGGTTGCCACGGCCACCTTCTCGAACTTCGTGGTGGGACCGTTCCTGAACGTGGGCAACCCGAGCGCGAATCCACCTACCGTTTCCCTGCTGCCGACGTTTGTGCTGTCGGCTACGTCGAGCGGCGCGACCAGCGGGACGGGCGCGACCGTGGTGAATGTGCAGAAGTTTAGCTGCGGGTAAAGATTCATCCGCTGGCGTGGATAGCGTTCTCCGGAGTAGCCCGACCACGAGAGGTTCCGGAATAATTTTCAAATGCCCGAATGGGCGAAGGCCCCCTGTGCGATACGTGACGCACGTTAAATAATCCGTAGGGGCCAACTTTCCGAGGTGTGGCGATGGCGAAGGAAGAGAAGGGCAAGGAAAAAGGCGGCGAGGGCGAGAAGGGCAAGAGGCCGAAGAAGCATCTGCACCAGATCCGCAGCGTGCAGGCCGAGGACGGATCGATTGTGCATCACCACACCTACAAAGCCAAGAAGGAAGACCACCACACCGAGCCCGAGCGCGAGAACGTGGCCACCAGCGCGACGCCGGAAGAGGCGGGCGAGCATGTTGCCGAGCAGATGGGGATGAACGGCCAAGGCGGCGGCGAGCCTGAAGAGGAAGCTGCCGAGGGCGAGCAGGGCGGTGCACCGCAGGCCGGAGCAGCGCAGCCCGGAGTGTAGCCCGTGATCTTCGACACCGACCGAATCGTGAGTGATGCCGCATATCGTGAGGATATGCGGCATCGCTTTGAGACGGACCATTTTTTCGCGGCGCAGACCATCGGCTTTCCCGACTTCAGCGAGCTACGGCACCGCGCCGCGGTCGATCTCTACTTCCCGAAGAACCGGCTGCTGCCGATCAAAGACCAGCACCAGAAAAAGAAGCGGCTGCACCTGGACCCGCGGCGCACGTTCAAGACGACATTGAAGCGGGTGGAGCGGGCGCAGTGGATCGCCGCGTTCCCCGAGACCATCACCATCCTGAATGTGAGCGCGACCCAGCCGCTAGCCGAAGAGGTGAGCGTGAAGACGGCGGGGCTGTTCTACCGCGCGCCGGGTGAGGCCGCGACAGTGCTGCAGTTGATGTATCCCGAGCTGGTGACCGACCGCAACCCACAGGCCTCCCCGAACAAGCAGCGCTGGGTGTGGAACACGCTGCTGCGGCGCGGCGGCGGCGCGGTGGGCGACCTGGATTCGACGCTGGCCTACACGTCGCCGAAGTCGACACAGAGCGGCTGGCACCCGCTGATGCTCGACTTCGACGATGTGGAGGACACAAACAACAGCGGCATCGGGGTAACGGAAGAGGTACGCCAGGGCGTGATCAACACCTGCGACCAGAACGAGAACCTGCTGGGCGAGGACGATTACCTCTCGATTGGCGGGACGCGCTACCACCCGTTCGACTATTACGCAACCTGCCTGCGCAGCGCGGAGGAGAACCCGGAGAACTGGGTGGTGCTGGTGCGGGGTAGCCTGCGCACGCACAACGGCGCGCGGCTTCTGCCGGGCGAGTTTCCGCGCGAAGAGGACTGCGAGCTGCTGTTCCCGGAGTTTCTGAGCTACAACTTTTTGCGCGAGAAGTTCCACAAAAACTATGAATCGTTTATGTGCCAGCAGATGAACGATCCGCAGGGCGGCGCGGTGCCGGTGTTCGACGAGAAGCTGTATGCGAGCTGCCTGGTGGCGCTGGAGAAGATTCCGTTTGTGGGGCACTCCGGCGAGGTGTTTACCTGCTGGAGGGTGCAGTATGGCGGCAAGAGCAATATGGCGAAGTTCACCGAAGGCGCTGCCGCGAAGGTGATCGACGGCAAGGTGTACGTGATCGACACGTGGCAGACGACGCGCACGCCGACCGGCCTGGCGGAGATGATGGTGCAGGAGCACAAGCGCCACCAGGCGGACGGGATGATGATTCTGGACACGCCGGGCAGCGAGTTTATGACGCCGCTGGTGCGGAACGAGGCGGCGCGGCGGAACGTGAGCATCCGCATCCACCGGCCGTACTGGGAAGAAGACGACAGCCGGCGGGCGAGCCAGATTAAGAGCCTGGAGCCGCTGATGCGGGTGGGGCGGCTGCTGTTCTCTACCGCGATGACCAAGGCGGCGGCGACGCACAGCCAGTTTGTACACTTCGGGCTGGTGGAGGAGAATGGGATTATCGACTGCATCAACCAGTTCGCGCAGATGGTGCCGATGAGCCAGATGCGGGCGAACATGCAGGAGGAAGAGCTTGAATATCAGAGGAAACAGCGAGACAATGCGCTGGTGAGCGGGTTCCTGGAGCAGCAGGGGATGCCGATAGTGGATGACCAGGTGAGGATGAAGGCGCAGGCGCACATGGCGGCGATGAGCAAGGTGCAGAGCCGCGGAATCGGGATGCCGCCGCTGCCGGGAGGGCTAGATGGGTAGCATCATCATGCGCTCGGCGCTTATAGCTAGGGGCCGCACCCCGCCGCCTGAGCTGCATTCAATCGTCGATAATGGTCGCGAGCGGCGTGTTGTAACGTGGTCCGATGTGATGAACGCCCGCAGGGAGCAGCAGCGTCGGCGTCTTGATCAGATCCGCCAGGTTGAAGAGTGGCGTCCCTACAGGCTCTCAGTTAGCTACTTTGGTTGTGGACTTATGGGTGGATGGAACGCCTTCATCGAAGGTATCCACGGACGGAACGAGTATGGCACGTGGATCGACCGCGACCGTCGATGGCTGATTCCTAAACTGCTGACAGCCTTCCCGCTCGTGCTGCCACTGGGATCAGAGAGCGAGCAGTGGCGGCATTGGGAGGTCGCGTTTGCCTCGCAGTATAAACGGAGAATGCAACATGGTGAACCGGTTGGCGTCGTGCCAGTTTGGTGGAACCAGAGAGATTCACCGCGCAGCGGTCGAGAACGGTGCGAAGCACATGGCTGATTTGCTGACAATTGCGAGCAGTCCTAACGGCGACGGGATGCCGATCGGCAACACGCTGACGCCGATGATTGCGAAGACGCAGGTGACGGTGGCGCCGGGCGGCGTGAGCGAGCCGGAGTTTGACGACAACGCCGCGGCGACGATTGTGTGGGCCGACTTTCAAAGAGATTCGGCGTGGCTGGAGCAGAAGGCGTGGCTGGCGGAGTGGCAGTACATCGACTACCTGTACCAGAGCCCGAACTTCGAGGGCGACTGGAGGGTGAGTCTGAACGGGACCGCGCGGGTGAGCCGGTTCAACGTGGCGAAGAATTCGAACACGATGAGCACCCAGGTGCGGCGCGGGATCTTCGCGGACCAAGTTCCATTCATGCTGGAGGCAACGGGCAAGCTGGCCGGCGACGCGGACGCGCAGACTTACCTGGATGCGGCGACGGAGATCCTGACGGTGCTCGACCAGCGCGCGGAGTTCGAATACAACTTTGGGCTGCTGATCGAGTGCATGGCGCTGCAAGGGACGGGCATCGGCATTCCGCGCTGGGACGAGAAGACGGTAAAGAAGAAGAGCCGCAAGCGCAACACGCCGCCGGTGAGCATCGACAAGCCCGTGGGCGCCCCGGCGGTGGTGAATACGTGGGAGTCTGACGACTTCAAGGTTGTAACCGAAGAGGTGACAGAAAGCTGGCCGTACTTCGAGTTCCGCGACCTGGGCTGGACGATATGGGACGAGAAGGCGCGCACGCCGAACCGGCCCGACCTGAGCGCGAGCCACCGCATCGACATCGACTACGTGACGCTGCAGGACCTGCAGCGGATGCGGGAACTAGACTGCTACAAGGACATCCCCGAGGACGATGACCTGGTGCGGTACTTCCTGGCGAACCCGTATGGCGACGCCAGCCCGGGGACACGCACGGCGCAGAACAGCAACATCCAGAACACGACGGTGCTGCATGCGGCCGGGCCGGAGACCAACGCCAGCGCCAACCCGTTCCTGAAGCCGATGATGAAGCTGGCTGAATGGACGTGGGAGCCGGGCGAGCCTACAGGCGACGTGAAAGAGATGCTGGTGTTCGAAGGCCGGTTCAAGATCATCCGCAATGGACCGCACGAGATTGGAGACCACGCTTCCGGCTACACCGCGAACTGGTGGAACATCAAGAACAGCCTGTACGGGCTGGGGATTGGGAGGCTTAACGCCGGCGATCAGCGCATGGAAATGGGCGTACTTAATAAAGTTTTAGAGATGATCGCCTATTGGACGAATTGCCCGCTGGTCTACAACACGGCGGACGGCAACGCGCCTACACAGAACGTGGTGATGGGCCTAGGGACGATGTGGGGACTGAACGCCGGGTCCGGTGGCGATGCCAGCAAGGCGATGAAGTATCTCGAAAAGCCAGCGATTCCGCCTGAGTCCTGGAAGATTATGGACAAGGCGCTGTATCAGGGGCAGGATCTGGTGGGAGCCAACGCTGGAGCGATGCAGGGCCAGATCACCAGCATCCAAGGCATGGCGCGCACGGCTGCCGGGGTGAACCGCTCATCCAGCCAAAGCGATGCCCAGGTGAGCGACCCGATTGCGCACCTGGAGGGCATCATCGTGCGCTGGAACCGGTTCAAGTGGCAGCAGGTGATCGACGTGATGCCGATTGCCGAGATACGCGCGATCCTGAGCAAGAAATTCGGCGCCGCGATTCTGAAGAGCATCGACGCCGAGAAGTTTCTGGACATGGAGTTCAACATCAAGGTGCTGGCGGGGCAGAAGCTGGCGGCGAAGGCGGCGATCTCGCAACTGATCCCGTTCCTGCTGCAACTGCTGCAGCAGCCGCAACTGATGGAGTACATGCACCAGAAGGGCTGGACGATCAACTTCCTGGCCATCGAGAAAATCTTCCTGCGGGTGAGTGAGTTGCAGGGCGCGGAAGACATCATCGTGCCGCTGACCGACCAGGAGAAGCAGCAGGTGGCGCAGTTGAATCCGAACGCGCAGCGGGTGCAGGCGGCGGCGCTGCTGGAGAAGCTGCGCGGCGCGAACAAGCAGCAGGAGATTGCGGCGAAGGGCGCACAGGACCAGAAGCAGGCGGTGCTGGAGAGCGCGCTGAGCCATGTGGCCGGCGAAGTGCCGCTGGAGAATGAGTTTGCGCTGGCGGAGGGACGTGTGGACAGGAACACGGACATGCAGGAGTTGCAGAACGGGATTCCGGGGGTGGCGTAGTGGCCATTTTAGCTGTTCCGCTTGGCGATCCGCCGCTGCCGCCGCTGGAGACAGCAACGCTGGTGGCGATTTACACCGGGCTGGAAGTTGGAGTGACGCAGGGCGCATGGAAGTCGATGGCGAAGGAATGCCTGATTGCGCGCGGCGAAGGCGGAGTGACTGGAGAGGCCGATGGGGCAGAGCGCGCTTGAGAAGTTCCACCAAGGGACGCCGCTGAACGAGGAGCTGGCGGAGATCCAGCGGAGCGCGGCCGGAGCGAGCCCGGGAAGCCCGGTTTTACACCGCGAAGCGGTCGAGGACGGGGCGAAGCACGACGCGGAGCGGGAGCTGACGCGGGTTGAGCGGCTACATTTGAAGGAGCTGCGGCAGGCGGATGGGTGGGTGGTTTTGCAGCGGCTTTTAGAAAGAACTTTATTTTTGCACAGGAAGAGTGTTATATCTATGAGCCAGAGCGATCCGCTCGGCAATGCCGAGAAGATCGCCCAGCAGTGGGCCTACCTGAACGCGCTGCGGGCCGCGGCGCAGCAGGTAACCGTGCTGGTGGATGCGGAAGTGAAGGCGCTGGACGAGGAATCGAAGCAATGAAGGCGACACGGCGAGGATTTTTCGGGATGCTGGCGGGGTTGGTGGCGGCCGCCGTGCTGCCGTTCCGCGTCAAGCCATACAGCATCACCCGCTTCAAACTGGACGACTCGTGGTATCCCAGCGGCACCGACGGTGTGCGGGTTACTTTTTCAGATAATTGTTTCCTTAAGAGCGTGAGTCCGGTCCAAATGGAGGCATATCTGCAAGTCCCAGAAATTAAAGACTCGCTTCTAGCCCACGGACACGAAATCCACTTTGATGAAGTGCTGCGCGAACTGAGGGGCATGGCATGATCGCGTACTGGACCGATAAACGACCGAATGGGCAGCCGATTGAGGCGGGGACGTTTGCGCGCGTGATCGACCTGGAAGACGGCACCAACCCGATCTGGACGTATGGGAAGACGGTCGACGAGGTGCTGCAGAAGATTGAACGACAGAATGGCAACGCGCAACTTGCTCTCGCGCGCCGCGCAACCGCGCAGCCCAATGCACCGGCGCAGGGTGCCCCCACAGCGACGCCTGCTGCGCCTCGGCGTCGGCTTTCCGCCGATGAGGTGATGCAACTGACCACCGACCTGCAGAACCCGGCCAAGGCGGCCGCGGCGATTGTGAAGCTGGCGGCGGACGAGACCGGCGTGGACCCGCAGCGCGTGGCGATGGACAACTTCAAGAAGCTGGCGGCGGAGTGGGAAGACGAGCACGAGGAGTTCTACCAGCATCCGGGCAACCGCACGCTGCTGGGGATCCGCGCGGGCCAGAAGGTGGGCCACCAGGTGGCGCTGATCACCAAGGAGATTTTGACGCAGTGTTTTATCGAGCTACTGAATTCCGGGCAACTATTCGAGGCGCCGGAAGAGCACCAGGAACAACGCATTACCCCCTCACCGTTTCCTGTCGAGAGTCAGGTTCAGCGTACCGAGAGGCCACGGCGGCTATCGACCGGCATACGAGGCACCCAGCTTCGCGCGCCGCAGACCGCGCAACCAAAGGCTTTGAAGTATTCGAAACGCGACATCGAGATGATGCCTTCCGCGCAGATCGAGCGCCTTGCGAGAGACAAGGACCCGGACTACATGGCAGCCTGCGATGCGCATTTCGGCCAACTGGCGACCGCTTAAGAGGTTGCCGCGGAGACTGAACATGAAGAACAGGGGACAGGGAACAGGGAACAGGGAACAGTTGCCGGAGAAGATGCTGAAGTATGTGGTGTGGCCCGCGTTCCGCTGGGGCTCCGCATTTATGGCCGCGCTGTGGGTGTCGCTGATCACGGTGAGCGCCGCGCTGACCGCGCAGCCCTGCACGGCGTGGGACGGAGCGAGCCCGGCGGCGCAGACCACCGCGAACATGCCGCAATCCGGCCTGACCATCCACTACAACCGCGTGTTTATGAAGTTCCTGTATGCGAACCTGGGCAAGCTGCTGATGGTCACGCACATGGACCTGCCGGAGAAGAGCGGCCTGACCTTCCGCAACTTTATGAACATCCCACTGGGGCCTGATCTTGTCCAGCAGACGCAGGGCACACTGGGGCCGCCCGAGCAGATCAGCACGAATTACAAAGACATCGTGCTGTTCCAACTGGCGAACTACTCGAACATCTCCGACCTGGCGTTTATGACGTCGATCTCCAATGACCTGGAGAACAACCGCCGGGTGATGGCCTACCAGTTGGGGCTGAGCCTGGACGACATCGTGATGGCGCAGTTCGATTACCTGCGGACGTGGGACGCGCGCACCAGCAACCAGGACAGCGTGGTAACGCCATATCCGTTCACCAAGAACATCATCGAGCAGATGCCGGCCAGCCTGGGCGGCGCGACCGTTCCGCCGATGATGGACGGCTTCTACAACGGATCGATCCATGACTTCTTCGTGGGCGACCTGACGCTGGACAACAGCAACAACTCGATTGTCGACATCTGGAAGCACACCGATGCCGGGCAACTGAAGCTGGAGGAGCTGCCGGGCGGGACCGAAGGCGAGAAGCCGGCGCAGATACTGGAACTGCTCGGCGCGCACTGGCGCAAGAGCACCAACCAGACCCAGACGGCGAACTGGCAGGCCAGCGGCAACACTGGCATCAGCACGTACCTGGCGGGTATGGATGCGCTCGTGTGGATCAACTTCCCCAACGCGCGCCACACCAAGATCGACCCCAAGTGGCAGAACATGAACCTGTGGGCCGGCGAGTATGCCGCGCGCACCGCCTACGACCCGAATGGGCTGATTCCGGCCGGGACGGGTTACAACTGCGTGGCTGGATGCGGGCTGCCGCCCGACCAGACCTCGCGCGCGAGGATTGCGATCGCAGTTCCGCAGACGACATAAAACGTAGGGCCAATACCGAGATTCTGGACGGCGAAAATGCCGTCCAGAATGACGGCTTTGGGAGGTAAAACGATGGATGCGAAGATGCAGGAGCAGCTAGATCAGGCGACGCTGAAGAAGGCGCTGCTGGACCTGGACGAGACGGTTGAGTCGAACGCGCGGCGAGTGGCGGAGAAGGCGGTGCGCAACCGGGTGAATGCCGAGCGGCAGGCGGGCTTCCGCAGCGCGCGCGCGAGCCGCGAGGCGCTGAGCAACCGCTGCACCCACCGCCAGGGCGGCGCGATGAACAACCCGTATGCCGCCAAGGCGCCGAACCCGAGCGCGCTGGGCGTGATGAAGATGCCGGACGGCTGGACGAAACGGATCTTCTGCATTGTGTGCCACGGCGAGTGGTTTACGCCGCACCCCTACCTGATGCGCAAGGACCCATTCAAGGCGGGCTTCCACATGCCCGGCGGCATCATCCTGGAGCGGGACGAGACGGCTGTGGAGGTTCGCCGGCGGGTGGCGAAGTACAATGCCGACGTGGAGAAGTTCGAGGAGTTGCTGGAGGCGGCGAAGGACAAACAGACGCCCGAGGCGGCGATGGAGATGGATTGCGGGACCACGCACACGCTGACCAACAGCGAGACCGGCGTGGTAGTGTATCCGTGGCGGCCGTGCGACGCGAATGCGTGGGCGGCGAGCCAGCAGGCGGCGTAAGGCGAAATGCGGGGATTCTGGAACTGCGTTCCAGAATGACGACGAGGGCGGGGAAAGAGGAGAGGCACATGGGCGTCGATACAGTAGTACGGGGAGCGCCGACAGCGGCGCAGTGCTTTGGGACTGAGGGGATCATCCTCGACGCCAAGAATAATTTGCTGTATACCTTCGGCGACAGCCGGACGCCGGGGCTGGTGGGAGCTGCCGGCAGCGCCCCGGCCGCCGGACCTGTGCCCGCAGCCTATGCGCCCGCGGCGAGCCCGACCTTTACCGGCACAGTGACGCAGCCGACGCCTCCGGTGCTGACTGCCGCGCTGACGCAGACCACGGTGGGAGCGGCGGGCGGGGCCACGGCGCTGCCGGCTACGCCGACCGGCTACCTGAAACTTTCGATCAACGGAACGGTTTTTGCGGTGCCGTACTACGCGGTATCGTAGTATCCGCCTGCCCGCGTAGACATGGAGCCGAGATGACGCAGTACGAATACAAAGTCCGGCGGATTGAGCACACGCATATCGCCGAGGTGCTCGACGAGATGGGCGCGAAGGGATGGCGCTTCCGCGAGGTGGTGCCGGCGAGCTCTTTTGACGTGCGCCTGATCTTCGAACGCGAAATTCAGCATCTAACCCCAACAGCAATTTCATTTAAGGAGAGCACTATGAACCAGACCCAGGCAGGACAGTCCCAGGTATTTACCGGGACTCTTTCGCCGGCCGGCGCAACCATGCCGCCGGACGCAACCTTCACCATCGCATCGAACGATCCGAGTGTGAGCCCATCCGTGGACTCGACTGGGCTGATTGTGAGTGTGACCTACCCGACTGGCTGGGTGGAGAGCACCACGACTCCGCTGGCATTCGCGTACACCGCAAGCAGTGCGAGCACAAATATGTCGCTGGCTGCGACCATCACACCGTCGGCGCCCGCGATTGTGCCCACAGGCATCACGTTCGCGCAGACGACTTAACGAAACACGGTAAACTGACGAGGGCCGTCGCTCACAAAGGGCGGCGGCTCTTTTATTTTGAGGAAGCATGGGCAACAGCACCATCAGTCTCGGCAGCATGTACGATTCGCTGGCGGCGCGCGGCATTCCCGACCCGCGCAAGGGCGCGAGCGGC